CTCTAATATAGTTTATATCCAATGTTAAAACCATATCCTTTAGAGGAATGGTACGAGTCCTATTCTTAGGATACTGTAATTGGCGACACCATAAAGATGGGACAGCACTCTAAAACTCTATTATTGAGGAAATAGTTTGCTGGGTCCTATAGGTAGTTGCCCTCGCAAGGCACGATTTTTTCGTGCCCTAATGGTAATTGTGCCTTGTATGCGATAAATCTTATCGCCAGGTTCTCTAGCAAGAAAGCTAGGGCATCTGCTCTCAAGGAACTTTTATCAGTTACACACGCGGGTAAGGGAATAGACATTAAGGCTCTCACGAGCATTTGTTCTTCAATCCGTATTAAGATCCGAGAAGAGAAGAACATCGACGATTTTCTAGTCTACCTTAATGTGGAAGATAAACACAATTTTCACCACATAGTGGTGATTGGTTCGCATGCATATGCTTATGTAGCATATCGGACCAAACAAAACATCAATGGGGATCATATAGTTGCCAGGCCAGATTAATCGGCTGACGCGATGATTAGATAAAACCTCCTTATGGATGTTCCTAATGTCATCTAACTCCGTCCCCTCATCAGGAGTGATAAGAATAACTTTGCAGCATTTCTTAGGACTTAGGTTAAAACTGTTAAATCTAAGAACTTCCCAGTTTTTAGTGACAGAGACAAAGAACAATTTAACAACATAGCTCTCATAAGGCGCAACTTCTAGTGGACCGCTTTACTTACAGTTACAAGTCAGGCAGTCCTAGAGGGATACGCCAGGCTTTCTATGAAGAACTTCCGACATTTGTTCCAAGACACCGGCAAGAAAGTCGCAGCAATGAGATATATAGGAAGCTTCGAAGTAGTCAAGTCAGTCGTTCATGCCAGCAAGAGCTTGTATGACGCCCTACCGAATAATACGTTAAAAGTGGGAGTTCCAGCTTTAATTGCATACGCTGCGAAGCAATAAACGTAGAGGGAATACACCTTGACAATGGATTCCTAAAACATAATCCCAGGAACCGTGTCCACAGCATCCGGTGGAGCTAAATCTATAGCATGCCTATATGTTCAAGCACCGCAGAAGCTTAACCAGGAAAATACTGCTTTCAAGGCGTCCGTTAAAGTTTACTAGTACAATAACGCCGGACGTTGGATCTTCGAGCCTACGGTCACAGGTGCCATATCTCCAGATTTTGCCAAGTACCTTTCTAGTTATGGAAAATAAATATCTCATAGAGCTATAAATGAAGCTCTAAATTCATCAGGAGGCCATGCTAATATACGCTTCTTGTCTAACATCGGTATGTGTAATATGCTCACCGATGCAATTAACCATTATGCCGGACGCAAATTCGTCATAATAGACGTTGGTAGTAAATACGTACAGATGTAGAAGATGCTTAAATCTACCAACGCAGATTATGTCTTCATACCGTTAAGACCTGAGCTCTCGAGATATGATGTACATTATAACGCTAGCTCATCGCATAACTATACGCCATGCGATAAATTCAGAGACATCTAAAAAGTCAAATTGTAAGACTTCTACATCCCAGAAGATTGTAAAGGTCTTCCAGTTGTAACGATAATGAATGATTGCCATTATTATTTTAATTAAGACGTACTTAATTACGACACAACTGTCTTCTTTAATGGTTTCTTTTTCTTTCAGCGTAAAGGAAAGTATGAACTACCGTGTGACGAAGGCACCGTCAACATCAGTCAGAAATAAGACGGTTCTCTATACGTCAATATGACAGTTAGGGGGTAACAAAGAGCGTACGACCATAGTTTAGTTGAGATAGACAGCTAATTCATAGATGCGAGTGTAACATTAGGTTGGATTCGTAGCTCATAGGGTTCATTCCTTTATACATCTGGTGACAAGTTACCGTTCCACGTACCAATTTTTCCAAAGATGAACGTCATCTATGCATAACAAACATGGTTGGGTAATTACTTCAACTCAATTAATAACAACAAGGTG